GTCCTCAACAAGTGGTTGACACCTCATGTTATAGTGAGAACACCACAAGACTCCTTTGACCGCTCACTCGGCTATTTAATGCTAAGTGGAGCTGACTCAGACTTGTACAACACTATCCACAAATATATGGACCATTTAATCCAAACAAAGGATATTAAGGTACCCAACCTATATAGAGATATGACTAGAGATAAATTAATATTAAATTATTACAGACCCCATGGGAAAATCGACCCACGAACTCGAGAATACGTAGACTATGAAACTTTCACCCATGTTTCACACCAAGGTGGTTTTCCATTGGCAATAGCCATTCCATCTGGTGAAGGCAAAACAACACTGAAGGCAAAGTATCCCAAACTTTTCGCTGACCACGATGATTTCATCGTGGGGAAGAAGAGAATCGTACAAGATTCTCTTATCAAGACCGCGAAGGAGACAGGAGATTGGACCAAAGTAAACGAGTTCAACCGCTCAGTAGTCCCGAAGAACCTGAACAAAGTCCTCCTGACATGGAGCCCTTCAACAACACCTGAAGGATTCCTTTTCAGCGGAGCGTTCATGTTAGACAAGCCGACTGCAGAACGAGAGAACTTAGCCAATCGAAACCATTTGGCCAACAGAAAACGCCTAGATACGTATTTTTACCCAGATTTCCAAAGTCGAGATGAAGATATTCTCACCATGGTACCAGACACTCTTTTTGCAAGACGACACAACCCTTTCACTGCCACAAATAAATTTTATCTGGACCCGGAACTCCCCCGCTCGGAAGAACGCAAGTTCAAAGTACGACCCGAGAATCCGGAACTACTTAAAGTTCTTGAAAGGAATGACCCTGGACCCACGGATGTTGCAACTGGCCTAGACCAGCTCCATCGTGGTGCCAACGATAGACGATCAACTAGATCAAACCGACGACTTCGTAAAGCAAAGACGAACGTCGCGTTAACACAAGAAATCCTCGCCTTGGATCCCCCAACAAGGAACCGATTTGACGAGTTTAAAACTTTTGGTGACGTCATTAAAGTTATAGAGAGTGGTGAATCCGTGAGATCATACGTTATCGCCGACGTTATCCGCCACAAGGCGAAGATATCATACGCTAGTGCAGAACGTATTCTCAACACTCTAGGGCTGCCGGAACTCATTTCCAAAACCAGCCCAACTTATCGAACCATGCTCGAAGGCATTGCCTCAGTGGTTAGAGACGCCCCACCTTTAGATCTAACTCGACATGGCGACGTGGAAAAGAACCCCGGCCCAATCTATGGTTCAATCCACCGCCTCTGGAAGATACAGTTCCAAGCACACCCACGGTTGTTCAACCCATACAACAGTGTGCCCAGTTCATCAACTGCATCTTCTAGTCAATCATCCAGATCAAGACGAAGACCTCGAAAACAAAATTTAGTTGATCCTTATGACATATTAACCAACGCGAAAGCGTTGAAAGAAACCCGATTGTTACAGAC